CGGCTTTCTTTGATAGTGTCCATCCATACTGTATAATCAGCATTAAATAACTTTCTAAGTTTATTTGTTGGACATACAAAATCTACCACTGCTACCTTCCCTGCTAGTTCAACACCTTGTGATAGATGTAACATGCGTAATGTTTGTCGTTGTCGCCCTTCTGGGGAAAAGTCCCAATCATCGTATTGTGTTCTTACTTGATCAGCATTAATATAAACAGCACCAATTAATTCAGCAAATGGTCTGGCTAATGTTGATTTTCCGCTGCCAGGTAATCCCATAATTAATATTTTCATAATACCTTAACTCCGTATTCTTGTTCAAATCTATCAGCATCCGCACGAGTGTTTACCATGGGTTCACCTCGTATGTTTAGACTGGTATTTAATAACATCGGGCATCCAGTCCACACGTGCCAGGCTTCTAGCAACTGCCTTATACCACTGCGGCTATCTTTAGGCACGGTTTGTACACGACTTGTTCCGTCAGCATGTATAATTGCCGAAAACTCTTTTGGGCGGATACATAACGCAGTAGTCTGCATATAGTCACTGGTAGCAAATCCATTAGGCATCGCAAAATACTCGTCGACATATTCTTCTAAGATGACGGGGGCGAAAGGTCTAAACTTTTGCCTGCGTTTGATCTCATTGACTTGATCTTTGATGTCTATTCCTCTTGGGTCTGCTAATAAACTTCTGTTACCTAATGCCCTAGGACCAAACTCAGCAGGGCCATTAGCAACTCCTACTATCTTATTTTCTAATAATTCTGTTAGTAGTTCTTTAACTGGATAAGGACCCGTTATGTCATGTCCTAGATAAGCATCCTGCCACTCTAACTGTTTGCCATATACCAGTGCCGCGGCACCTAAACTACTGCCTGCATCACCTGGGTTAGGCATAACCCATATGTTATTGTAAAACTGTCCTAGATCTCTATTGGCTGAACAATTTAGAGCGACTCCGCCCATGTACACTAAATTTTTACTAGTACCATACTTGTGGGCACGAGCTATTACTATCTTAATCAACGACTCAACTAGTTCTTGGGCTGATGCCGCAACATCAAAATCTTCGCCGTACCCTCCTTTGCCTTCATCTGGCAATCCTAGGTGCAGATTGTGTCTAAATGTCAATGACGCTTCATCTGCTAACAGTACTGTTTTAAATGCCTCTTTATAATGGCTTTGTCCATACGCGGCCATTCCCATTAAGATATATTCTTCATCCAATGGACGTAGCCCTACTTCTTTAGTAAACGCCGAATACATTAACCCTATTGAGTGAGGATATTTCTGTCCCCAAAGTTTGGTATAACAAGCATTGCCATTACGATCATACCTGGCATCCCAGATGCTTATAGTGTCCCATTCTCCAATAGCATCAATGACTACTACGGTAGCATCGTCATAAGGACTTGTTTGGAATCCTGCGGCTGCATGTGACAAGTGATGATTGTAAGTTTTTATAGGAACGTGTTTTAATACACCGTCATGGTCAATGTCATTGATCATTTTACGTACTGACCAGTCTGACCATAGATCGTTCCATTGGCCAGCATACAATTGCCTAGTTTTCTTTACCCAGGGCCTTTCGTAATAGGCAATAACATCAGGAACGCCACAGCGAGTCAAACAATCAAATAGCATTTCACTATTTAAATGTCTGTCATGTTTTTGTTTACTATAACGCTCTGAGTGTCCAGCAAATGGTATTTCGCCATTGCTAACGTAACTCATGCCAGCGTCATGAAACCCAGCCGATAGTCCTAATATGTTCATTGATTTTTTCTGCTACTAGTTGATGTCCTTGATCTAAAAAATGGCCACCAGGGCCTTTTGGTGCTCCCCATGTCCATTCCATCATTGTTTCTTTTGGCCACCCTGGATAGAATTTGTTGTTTACTTGTGCTACTAACTGATCTGTTTGCCGCTGTTCTCGTAGAGGATTACCAAAAGTATCTATCATGACGTATCTCTTGTTGTTAGCTTCTAGATAGTTCTGTAATAAGATGATGTTGATCAAATATTGTTTATATAGGTAGGCATCGTCATGATGTCTGTTAACGTATTCTACTAGCTCTTTTCTATATTTTAGATTGCCAACAAAAAAGACGCCTTTGCAACCTGGCCATATGTCGTATGCTCCGTTCTCATCTGATATCTCTACTCTGGCGTAATGACTCCAGGCCACGATTATTAGATCATGGTCATGACTGTTTTCTATCACTGCGCGGACCATATGATTATTGCTACATCCTGGCTTGCCTAAGTTGGTGACTTCATATCCCAAATCAGCGCCTAATAGATGGGGCCATGCCTGTGTGCGATCCACAAGCTCGTCACCATAAGTGAAACTGTCTCCTACCGTTAGCAATCTCATAGCATTTCACTATTTAAATGTCTGTCATGTTTTTGTTTACTATAACGCTCTGAGTGTCCAGCAAACGTTATATTACCATCTAGATCAATGATACTAATTGATGCATCGTGGAAGCCTACCGATATTCCTAAATAACTCATTTAGGTTCCATGTAAAATCCAATCTCTTTAAATGTTTTGCCTATGTCGTTGCAAGTTAGAAACTTAGACATACCTACCATATTAGCCGTAATAATCTTCTCGCTGTTTTTGCACCAGCTATATACTGTTTGCTTGCTTACGTTTTCTACATTGTTGCTTATATCTTTTACAGTGGTAAACTTACCGAAGGGCGTAACATAGTACCCCTTGAAGTTTGCATTATTCGTGCCTGTGTATTTTCCTGTTAACGCTTCGCTTATTAACTGTCGCTTATCTGCAGAATGTTTCTTCCCGAACATAGGATTATTTTTACCAGACTGTTTAACAGACATTTTCTTTTTTGTTTCTGCTGATCGTTTGCTACCTGTTCTGCTTGCAGACATCTTTGCTCTTGTTTCTGCTGAGGCTGGTGCACGTTTCTTTCTTGCTTTCTTTAGATTTTCTTTGTGCGGATCCGTAAAGCCGTTGCCTTGTGTATAATGATCTGCTCCTGAACTAAACCCTTTACCGCCCGGTTGCTTATTATAACACTTCTTATCTGTGCGCCATAGATCGCCAACAGCGTTCTCTTCGGCTAAGTAGCATTCGTCTTCATTATCGAGCTCGGTCAAGGTGATACGTTCAAAAGCATCAACTCCGTACTTTTGTATAGCGTAGTTAACTACTTCGCTACTACCGAAGTACCCATCAAACGTATCACTTGTTTGTTTGTGCTTGCCGATATAATATTTTCCATTAACGGTGTTAACTGTTTTATAAACTATGTATGTATCCATACACTTATTTATCAGCGATATATGAAGGGATCTCTCTTGCGAAGTTCTTTAAGTTTTTTTCTATATCGTATCTCTAATTTAATACGATTAATTAACGTTCTTAACCATTTCATCAAATTTCTCCTTGATTAATTCTGCGGCATCTTGATGTGCCTCTTCCAATGGGTGATTACCTGCACCTACTTTATACTTATTTTCTAATGCCCATTGGTAAAACCCTCTTGGTGCAGTTGTTTCATTTGCTTGTTTACCGGCCGGAAAGAAGAACCAATTGGCAAAATTAATTTGGTTGTATAAAGATAGTATAGTATCATCTAAATTTTTTATCGTGTAATTGTTAAAAATACCAGTGTCCACGCATGTAAAAAGATAAGGTATTTGATTCACTTTAAGATAATTTTGCAAATATACCATTTCTTTAAGTGAGGTATATGTTTCCCAATACTCCAAAAACCCAACATTAGCAAAATAACTTTTGGCAAACTTTTCTATACCTACAAATTTGTGTTTATCTTTAAACTCTCTAACAAATTTGTTTAGGTGTAGTTCACTATCTTCAGTGAACTGTTTACCTACCGACCATGAATTGATAACTTCCCAATGTTGTCCTTGGCTAGTTTGCATATTAAATTCATACCTGCCAGGAAAAGTCCAGGATACTAACACTGCTTGTTTTTTGCCTCGATTCTTTTCACATGCTATTATAATCATCCTAGCGATGCTGTCATTGCCGTTTCCTGGATATGCCGCACATTGATATTCATAATCCTTTGATAAGATTGCTGGAAACGTATTACGGCTATAGCCATCAGGCCCTCCATGCGGACTATCTGCTAGTTCACTGCCCCAAACATAACTATCACCCCCTGCTACTAAAATCATATCCTGGTATCATCCTATCGATCTGTTTCTGTTTATAGTCACTGTCTGTCCAACAGTAATCAAATGTGTTTGACACTCCGTCAATTTCAATCTTGTAGATGTCAAGATACCTTCCTAGTACCTCTCTTATCTTGACGGGATCGTGGGTGCCAAATGGCAGTGTATCGATCATCCCCAATGGTAGATATCCTAAACTTAATGTGGGATCTTTGGGATCTAGATCATTCTCAAGCAACCACTCTTGGAAACGAGCCTGTTCCTCGTTGTGCCATAGCACTCTCGTGTCACCGTAGACTACATCATTGCCCCATTCTATGTCAAACTCGCCACTGTAATACTGTAGGTGGGTGATGGCTTCACATGTGGTCTCATCTAATTTAGGAGCACCTTCGTCGCGGAACACTTCAAATAATGTTTTACCTATCTGTGTCCAGTGCATATAAACACCACCAAAGTCTCTGTCATATCCATTTTCAGAGAACAGTTCTCTATGTTCATCTGTTAGTTCATATCTTGGACACTGTAGGAATGTAGTTATCTGGCTAGGACGTACCCAATCGGGATCAATGTCCAGTTTGCGTTGGCTTAGTATTAAGGATTCCATCTCATGACACACATGATTTAACTGCCTGATCGCATACTTCGTGCCATAATCGGCACGCTTGTAATAAACACTGAGGTCTGACACCGTGCCCTGCAACCGTTCAAAATGGTTATGTAGTTGATTCAGTAGTTTGTGATTTGGACCGTTTTCCGCATAGTCAGTTGCTAGGCAGTTCTCTGGGGTGAAATGTTCATTGATCTGATAATCAGAAAAAAATCCGTTGATCTTGTCTATGGCTTGGTTGACCTGATCACATAGATAAGGTAATGTGCGAGCAGATCCGGGAAATCCAAGGAAACAAAAATTCTTTTCCAACTGATTACCATTGAGCAATATTCCTTTGAGGGCTTGCATCCAATCTTGTGCTATGGGATTGTCAAACACTAGGATGTCATAGCTCAATTGATCGCTATGATCTAATGGATTCCTTAAGGTCACGGTGACTTTAGATTGATTGATACCAAGCATGTACATCTTTCCTTGATTCTAATATATTTGATAGAGTAAACGTATCTTTTCGTATACTCTCTAATTGTAACACACGGGCCTTGCCTTTTGCAAGAGCTTGCTTATATTCATCGGGCCATTGTTCCTCAAACGTCGGGCGAGTTTTAAGTTGGATTAACATATCTCTTAGGGTAGGATTAATTAATCTAGATGTAAAGTGATCGTTATCTAGTATATCATCTATCCAAGGGTGGAGTATATGTTTTGGTAATGCTAACGGGCTTAGGATGATGTCCGGGCTAAAGCTAAACACAACTTTAGCCAGAACGTCCACATCTAGCATGATTGCTAGATTATCGATGTTGCGGACTTCAAACATACCTGGAAGGGTAAGCGTGAAGTCTATTCTCATTTGGCGGCGATGAGTAGCTCCTTGAAGACCTTCCTTAAAGTTGTCAAGCCACGTTTGATAGCTGAGACCTGTTCGGATATACTCTCCAATTGGACCCGTACCATCGAGGCTTGCACATATTTGCCAGTCACGTAGCCTAGATAGAATATCACTATAAAGATTGACACCGCGATAATTGGTGCGGCTGAGATTGGTATTGTATCTTGCATAAACATGTTGTCCATCTCCTAAATCAACGATACGTTTCATGTATCTCCAATGTTGATCGTACATCAAGGGTTCACCACCTACCCAATATACCTCTTCAATTTGATGAGCCTCTACAGCTTCTGAGAACTCACGCTCAATTTGAGATGACTG